GAGCACCTAGACGCAACAACAACCGCCGCTCTTACATCAGTAGCAACAGCAGCGGTAGCAGATGCTCAAAAGGCTGTCGCTAAGGCCGCTATTGAAGCAAACGCACCAACAACTAAGTAAGTATCTACAACAGAAGGGCGCCCTACGGGGCGCTCTTTTGCTATACTGATGCCTTAACTAGGAGGACTAATGAAGTGCGATAACTGTTCTAACGAAGCGGCATACACCCACGCCGACCCCGGTGTTAACCCTGTTTACTACTGCACAAAGTGTTTACCTCACTGGCTACATGCTCGTGCAAACGCTGGTCATCTACCGCTTGTCTCTCCTACGGCAAAGGTGGCTGAAAAGTCTGTAGACGTAAAAGTTGAAGAGGTAACTGAGGGCATCAAAGAGACACCCGCTGATGTTAAAAAAGTAACCAAAAAGAAGGCTGCAATTAAGTCAACCGCTGTGCCTACTGAAGAGGCGCCAACGAGTGAGAGTAATTAAACACAAAGCAAAGCAGGTACATTACGTACCAGACCACATCACTACTCCTAGAGGACCATTTCCACGGGAATTGTTTGACGAGCCCGAAATCGTTATGGATGCTCCAGCTTACAACGAAGATGGATCAGACTTTGCTCTAGGCGCTACCGCACAGAATAACTACAAACCCCCACGGTATCTTCGTTGCGGTGCGTGCTATGCTCGCGTTTTAGAGACGGAAACTGACCAACATATTTGTGAGGAATAATGGCGAAGGACGATCTTAAGAGCCTAATGGCTGAAGGTCTAAGAGATTCTATGAGATCTCGCGGTCTTAGTGGCGACGACTTTGATATTAAAGTACCTAACGATGTCGGGGATGTAGGCACTGAGAGTCTTGTTGCTCCTACTCAAAAGCCTTCTAGACCAAGAGCTTTAACTATCGGCTATAACCCAAACCTTAAGATTGTTTACATCGTTTTTAGAGATAACACATGGTGGCAATACAATGATGTTTCGACCGACATCTGGCTTGGGCTTAAGAACAGTAGTTCTACAAATGATTATCTTCCTACTTTAGAGAACGCCTGTTCATCACATGGTCCGGCTCAGCTAATTGATCTTTCAGCCTCTACAGTTGCTAGACTTAGCGACTCAGCCGCATCAGCCTCGTCTATACAAAAAGGTAATTTAAGGAACTGGAATGCGCAGGACTTCTTTAAGGAGAATTAATGAAAACATACGGAGCACTATACGGGGGAAAACTTCAGTACTGGCACAACAAGTTCCTTCCCATTATTGAGGTGGGCACCACCCAAGAAACAGAATACCCATTCAGAAAAGGCAAATGCTTAGTTGTCAGAGCGCCTTTTACAAAACCTGGGTTTTACTTTGGTCTTTGGGTCAGTCGCCCTTCTGTTCATCAAGATGACGAAGAGGCTATCGATGAGTTGCTACAAGACGCACTAAAGGCTAGGGTTGCTTGGAAGCCACAAGACGGGATGTACGATGAGTTTTTTAAAGACTAAATCCTCATGGAATAAACCCTTTTCCGAGAAGGTATCCAAGCGAGTATCAAAGATACCTACAGGTGATTTAGAAATGTGGGTTGACAACGCAATCTATGATGTCGGTCGTTGTCTATCCCTTTACCAAAAGAGTCGTGAACAGGTTTACCTTGATGAGGCGTTGCAAGGAGCAGAGGCTCTACATGCAGTAGTAGATGAGATGCATAACCGCATGACACGCCGATAAATGGATTTGTCGACATTTATGCTACACTATTCCTGCCGCGTTCTTCTCTTCCCGTAGGTGGCGTCAGATAGTCTGGGTTTAATAGCCCAGACTTTCTGTTTAAATCTAAAATAGGACTCATATGGACTCACAACAGATACTAGACGACGAAGAAGAGTTCCTCCCTGATGAGTATGCGGAGGACCACCCTCTACCAGAAGATGAAGAGGAAGAGCTTGACGAACTATCCAAAGAGTTTGTCAAAAAGCTTGTAGATCGATCTATCCAGTTTACTGAAGCACTTTCAGGTCACCCTTTTCACCCCTACCAACTACCCCTTGCCCGTCGAATTATCGAATCGGTAATTATCAATGACGGTGAAGAAATAACGGCTCTAGCCTCCCGTCAGTCAGGTAAGTCAGAGACCGTTGCTAATACTGTGGCTGGGCTTATGGTTCTTCTACCACGCTTGGCTAAAATGTACCCAGACCTTTTAGGCAAGTTTAAAGACGGAATTATGGTGGGTATGTTTGCTCCCGTAGAGTCCCAGGTAGAAACCCTATTCGGTCGTACAGTTGACCGCCTTACCTCTGAGCGTGCACTTGAGATCTTAGGTGACCCAGAGATTGATGACAGCATAGGTAAAGTCGCTGGTGTTACTCGCCAGATTAGATTGAAGAAGTCTCGTTCAAGCCTAACTATGATGACTGCAAACCCTCGGGCAAAGATTGAATCTAAAACCTTCCATCTCATCATTATCGACGAGTGTCAAGAAGCCGATGACTTTATTGTTTCTAAATCTATCTCCCCTATGTTGGCTTCAACAGCGGGTACCATGGTTAAGACTGGAACCCCTACTACTCACAAAAACAACTTCTACCGTTCTATTCAGCTGAACCGCAGACGTCAGACTAGCCGCAGTAAGCAGAACCACTTTGAGTGGGATTGGCGTGACGTAGCTAAGGTCAACACAAACTATGGCAAGTTTATTAAAAAAGAGATGCTACGCATTGGTGAGGACTCTGACGAGTTCCAGATGTCGTACAACTGCAAATGGCTCCTTGAGCGCGGTATGTTCGTCACCTCTTCAGTACTTGATGAGTTGGGCGACACCTCCATGGAAACCCAAAAGGCTTGGTATAAGACCCCAGTAGTTGTTGGTATTGACCCTGCTCGTAAGATTGACTCAACCGTAGTAACAGTAGTGTGGGTTGATTGGAACCGCCCAGATGAGTTTGGTTACTATGACCACCGTATTCTTAACTGGCTAGAGATACAGGGGGATGATTGGGAGAACCAGTATTTCCAAATTAGAGAGTTCTTATCTAACTACGATGTTATGGCTGTGGGAGTAGACGCCAACGGTGTAGGTGATGCCGTGGCTCAGCGCCTAAAGGTGCTACTCCCTAATTCAGAAGTTCACTCCATTAACAGTAGCCAACAAGAACAGTCTAAGCGCTGGAAGCATCTAAAGGCACTCATTGACCGTCGAATGATTAGCTGGCCTGCTCACGCCAAGACTCGTCGACTTCGTACATGGCGCCGATTTAGGCAACAAATGGAAGATCTAGAGACTAAGTTTACCGGACCTAACTTCTTGGCTCACGCTCCTGATGAAGCCCACGCGCATGATGACTACGCGGATAGTTTGGCGTTAGCCTGCTCTTTAACAATGGATTTGACCATGCCTTCGGTTGAGGTCTCGTCATCACCATTCTTTAGATAATTGTTCATTTAGGCTGACTATACAAGGTATCTGTAGCACACTTTTCTATGAGGTACCTCAAACCTATAAGGAGTTATTAAATGGCAATTGCACCAGAACCAAAGTTCCCAGAGCGCGCAGCGAACATCTATGACCGCAAGGTCTCTCCTGCAACTCCAGGACAACGCGGACCACTTCGTTTCGAAGAGGGTATCGCAACAGATACAGACGTTCCAAACGAGTTCTCTAAGGGAGCTATGCAGGGATATGTTCCTGCTCCAAGCCGCCCAAACCGTAACCAGAACGTGTTTGAAAAGCTTCCAGAAGAGACAATGCGCGAGCGCGCACACGTCGGTTCTGCTGCTTGGGTAGAAGCACCAGATCATCTAACTGAATTCGCATCAGGCGCATTCGCTGACCATGGTGATAACCGTATTGAAGAAGTTATGCGCAACGGTGCTCGCCAACAACCACATAACGCTTCAGTAGTACGCGACTAATTAAATAGAGTTTCTCGACCCCCGCCTTTTCCTTTCCCGCGGGGGCGAGAGCCTATTAAGGATTAATGATGGCACTTATTCGCGGTCAAGAAGTTAAAGAGGGTCCAAAACAGATCCCTGCTAACCCACGCCTGTACAACATGGTTGTTACACAGGCTAAGTCTCGTTTCTCTAAGTACCCGTCACCTGCTGCTGCTCACTGGGTTCACACTCATTACCTTCAGATGGGTGGCAAATTCGTTGACTCTAAAAAAGAAGTAGATCCACGTAACCGAGATCGTATTCAAGAAGCCATCGATAAGAAAAAAGAAGAATCTAGAAAAAAGGTTACAAAGCCAGTAGGCAAAAACTTAATTGCAGGGGAACACTTTAAGTACTGAGTGTCGTTTTATAGTTTTGTCGACAATAATGTTAATATTTAGTATCTTTACGGAAAGAGGTGATTGGTGAGCTCAATTGATTTCTCGCCTCCGAGTTATCGTGCAGCCTCTTCTGATCTAACCATCTCCATCTCCCCACTAGGTCTTGTAGAACTAGCGGATGAAGAGTTTGAAGTTCACGGTCCACGACTAAACCGTTATAGCCTTAACTGGGCTATGTACCTAGGTCACCACTGGTCTTATCGCCGTCAAACAGGCGAAACACAATTAGCGCTTAATTACTACCGCGCATTCACAGACTTTGTTATTAACTTTACCTTTGGTAAAGGGGTCTCCTTCCGTTCCCCGAAAGAAACGGAAGCTATTGTTCCTGACCTGCTAGAGCGAGTCTGGGAAGTAGACAACAACAAAGCCACAGTCCTTTGGGAAATTGGACAACAAGGCTCTGTCTCTGGCGATTGCTTTATTAAGGTTGCTTACGAAGAGTCATACAGAGACCCTGCTGGTCGTGAACACCCTGGACGAGTTCGTATTCTCCCCCTGAACTCGTCTTTTGCATTTCCAGAGTTCCACCCACATGACCGTGAACGACTTGTGCGCTTTAAGCTCAAGTATCGTTTCTGGGGAACATCACTAGAGGGAACACGTCAAGTATTCACGTATACGGAAATCTTGACAGATGACGTAATCGAGGAATACATCAATGATGAACTTATTGACTCGCGCCCTAATCCGCTTGGCGTTATCCCTGTTATTCATATTCCAAATGTGCGCATCAGTGGTAGTCCTTGGGGTCTGTCTGATTGCAATGACATTATCAACATTAATCGCGCTTACAATGAGACTGCTACTGATATTGCCGACATTGTTAATTACCACGCTGCGCCCGTTACAGTTATCATTGGAGCAAAGGCTTCCCAACTCGAAAAAGGCGCAAACAAAGTCTGGGGCGGACTTCCAAAAGACGCTAGAGTCGAGAATCTTGAGGGTGGAGCACAAGGACTAAAAGGTGCTATGGAGTTCTTGGCTATGCTAAAGAAGTCTATGCACGAGATGATTGGTGTTCCAGAGACTGCTCTTGGACAAGCACAACCTATCTCAAATACATCAGGCGTTGCGCTAAGCATCATGTTCCAGCCTTTGATGAACCGTTATCACCAAAAGATTGTTCAGTACGCCCACGGTTTAGAGCGCATCAATGAACTTATCCTACTTAACCTCGCTCTTAAAGAGCCAGAGGTATTTAAGTGGGATCCTGTAACAAAGACCACGCCACTAAAGCCTGGTCAGTTGGCTCAATTGGATTTCAACGATCCAATTACCTACCGCTCTATTGTCCATTTTCCACAGCCTCTACCACTAGATAAGTTAATCGCTATCAATGAGGTACAGTCCATGCTTTCTCTTGGACTTGAGTCCAAAGAAGGCGCTTTGCGTATCTTGGGTGAGGAATTCCCAGCAGAGAAACTTACTGAGATCCGTCAAGAACTCCTTGATGACGCTAAGGCTGATGGAGCACTTAAGTTGCTTCAGACCCAAATTGAAAACGACATTATGACCTTAACTGGAATGCAGTCTCCGCAAGGCGGAGAGCCAGCCTCACCTGTAGAGGCTAACCCAGAAACTGGTCAAGGTATCCCACAATCAACGCTACCTCCGATCATAGATGAGGCGAGCATTGCTGCCCAAACAGGAGAACAGCAACTACGAGTCAACCTCGTAACCGAAGCTTACGGAACCCAACTCCCTAACAGGAAGATTCCGCAAGACTACGAAAAATAAGCGTTTACGCTGACACTTTCGTGGTGTATAGAGAAAATAAGAATACGTTAGGTCATTTGTGCTACGAGCTATGGCTCACATTTGGAAAACGACCCCTAGGACACTAAGGATATAAGCATGTCAGATACAGCAGAACAAATGGCATCTGCCTTTGAAGCAGAAGCCAACGTAGCTCCAGTCGTAAATGTGTCGGGCGTTGACGCGCCTGCTGCTACAACACTTGGACTAGAGAACGAGTCAGTTAGAAACTCTAAGTTTTACACTGAAGAGGATCTAGCACGCGTTCGTTCACAAGAGAAAGAAAAACTTTATCCTACAATTGAAGAATTGAAGGCAAAGGTTTCTGCTCTTGAAAAAGAAAAAGAAGAAAAAGCAGCTCGTAAGGCCGCTGAAGTCGCTGAAAAAGAGGCTCAGCAACGTGCTAAGTTGGAAGAAGACCTAGATGCAAAAGGTCTTGTTGAACTTAGGACTCGTGAGTTGCAAGAGCAGTTGGAGCGTGAGCGTCAGGAACGCGAACGTGCCTTCGCTCTTCTGGAGCGCGAACAGAAGTTTGCTGATTTGCAGGCTTATCGCCAACAGATTCTTGAGCAAGAGCGTGACAACATCATTCCTGAGCTACTTGATCTCGTCAGAGGCGAAACCCCTGAAGAAGTTCAAGCAAGCGTTGAGGGTTTGAAAGAACGTTCAGCAAGAATCTTTGAGTCGGTGCAGGAGGCTTCGCAAGCCACTCGCCGAGAAATGGTTGGTACAAAGGCAACTTTGCCACCAGCAGGACCACTCGAGACTAATTCGGAACAACGTCAGTTAACGGCGCAAGAGATTGCGTCAATGTCTATGGAAGACTATAAGAAATACCGTCCTCGTATCATGAGCGAATCTGCTCAAGGTAAGAGTCGTGGATTCTTCGGTTAAACCCCAAACCCAAAACTATAAATAAGGAGTCATAGCTAAATGGCATCAGGTATTACAGGTACCGGCAATCTCGCCGCGTCACCGACAGCGTACTCAGGTACAAACACTCAGCTGACTCAAGCGATTCAGACAATCTGGTCTAAGGAAATCCTATTCCAGGCAATGCCTATCCTTCGCTTTGAGCAGTTCGCAGTTAAGAAGACCGAACTAGGAGTTGCTCCTGGTCTTCAAATCAACTTCATGCGTTACAACAACCTCGGCTTTGCTTCACCGCTAGTTGAAGGTGTTCGTATGCAGACAAACGCATTGACAGCTCAACAGTTCTCAATCACAGTTACAGAGCATGGTTATGCTCTTGCTGTTTCAGAGCTTTTGCTCAATGCTTCATTCGATGACGTAATGGCTTCTGCTTCACGTCTTCTTGGTCGTAACATGGCTATCTACCTAGATCAGCTTTCACGCGACACCCTCTACTCAGCCTCTTCAACCATCTACGGTGAAGACCGCTCAAACGTCACAGCTGTTAACAGCTGGTATGCATACGGCACAGAAGGCACAAACCGTGCTTCTATGACAGGTACATACTACTTGACACCTCGCACCATCAAAGATGCTGCCGAGACACTAGCCACAAAGAACATCCCTCGCTTGGGTGAAACTTATGTAGCTTTCGTGCACCCACACCAATCACGTCGTCTACGTGACATGCCTGAGTTCATCGAAGTTACAAAGTACGCTGCTCCAGGTAACTTCATGCTCGGTGAAATCGGTCGTTTG